CATACTTTCCTAAAAAGTTTTTAAACTATATAAAAAAATGGGCTTTTGGCCAATAATAGGGTAAAATAGCACTAAAAAGCCACTTTTTCATCAATTTTTGCAACTTGCTGGCCATTTTTATTTTGCGCTTTTTCCTGTCAAAACGCTGTAAATATAGTCTGCATCGTCCCCTTTTACTACCGAAATCAGTTGTAATTTCCCTTTCTGGCCATTTTTTTCACTTTCTCCAGCGACCGATAACCAGCTTTCATGCTTCCCATCAGACGGATTATACTGCAAAATAAGCAGTTTTCCACACTCGGAATTTGGCACAAGCTTGCCAACATAATCCTCATTTTTTCCTGTATTTCCCATAATTACTACCTCAACTTTCTTTATTATTTTTATCTAAATCATCTTGTTATTTACGATGATGTCATGCATTTTATCAGCCTGATTGCCTTTCCAACATGCTACGGCTCGCAATCCAGCACTTTTACCATTCTCAATTTTTTCTTTAGCAACAGTAAAGTAGCTAGGACTAGCACCATCGGACGGATTATATTGGCATATAAACATCTCAGATTTATCCATATTAGGAATAAATTTCTTTGCCATAATATTTACCTCAACTTTCTTTAATATTTTCGCCTATTAACTTCTTTTAACCAACTCGTCAGGATACGACGTAGTATCAGTACTAGATTTACAGCTCATAAAATTCCCGGAACTCTGCTGAGCACTCTCAATCTTTTCTTTGGCATTCGTCATTTCACTAAATGTATTCCTAGACCTTTTACGATTATCATTGGTTGCATCTATCATAGGTGCCGTGTCCCAAGGTGCGGGCTTAGACTTTTCCATATATACGTTCTGCCCAATGCCAGTATACAAGGCAAAGCACGATAAGACCTCGTCCCTAGGCATCATCTTACCCGCATCCATAGTTACTCTCGGCTTCTGCGCCCACGCAAGCTCATTCTTACCGAATGCTTCCGCCAGAATAGTAAGCAGCTTGATATCATTCCTACGCTGTTTGACAGTGCCTACGAACGGTCTTTCTGATTCTTTTTCCATCGTCTCAAGGTTCTTTGTAACTCGTACCAAGGCCTCTAAAACCATGTCATGTTGGGCAGCCGAACTGAATCCCTTAAACTCTTCCTTCGTCATTGTCTTCTTCCCTCCCTAAATCTTTAACCCAGTCTAATTCTCCTGAAGCGAATGCAAAAGCAATAGCGTCAACAACATTAATAGCGGAATCGGAGAATACACCATAAGGTCCATTCTTCTCTAAGTATCTAGCGGCATTCAGTACTGCACTATGAGATTCGTCACGGCTGAACATGCCTTCTACGCATCTTTCTACTTTAACTTTTTCAAGCTCCTTATATGTCATACGATTGTTAATACTTCTTTTAAATGTCATAGATGAATTTCCTCCTTATAATTCGTATTGAGATACTCACACATCTGGTCCCAAATCTGCATGCGTCTCAAGTTCTTTTTAGTTCCTTTGACCCACCATAAGCCGCCTTCTCCATCCTGCTCATACTTACGTGCAGCGCATCTTTTGAGGATAGCTTCATCGTCTTCTGAGCAGTCCAGATAAAGACCAAGTGAGTCAATCATTACATTAAACCAGTGAGGTGTACGGTCTCCAAATTCGTCATTTCCCATAATGGAATCTTCGCATCGCATGGCTAACCCAACCATCATTTCAAGCCAGGAGCACTGCTTATCAAGTAATGCATTTCTTACTTCAGGGTATCTATTTTTTTTTTTAATGATACGGCGACCACCGAGATCTACACCGTCCGCAGCCCGGTTAGCGTCAAGTTTATGGGACCATTGGAAGTCTGTTGCAAACAGCCATTTGAAGCCCTGAATGTGCTCATTTTTCGTAGGATCAACTGCAATTTTACCTAAAAGCCACTCAAAATAGTCCATTTTGACCCTATTTTTGTCGATTTTTATCATTTTTCTCCTTTCTAGACCGTTTTTCGGCCTCTTTTTTAGCTTCTTTATACCTGTTGGCACTGTATAATGTGTCTGGATAATAGAATACTATCATAACGTGACCTCCTCTAAGAATTCATCATAAGTCATGTCCTCGTACTGGATACAGTCGATCTTGACACCTTCGCGAGCGTTCTTCACGTATAATGTATCAACCTCGAACTCACCAAATGAGTCTAAGTTCTCTTCACCAAGAAGCTCAATACCGTCCATAATTTCTTCAGTACCATCCTCTGAGTATACCTTGTTCTCCTTAGGTAAGTAGTTCCATACAACTCTCTTAAGACCATCATCTTCCATATAGTCGCTAGGATCAATCACAACTGGTCCAATTGCACAGTCTACGTTCTTCTCAACGTCGATCTCGTCAATTTTATCGATGTCTGGTGTCCTGATTTTGGCATAATTTACTCTTTCGAGCTTAGCATCAGCCTCATTTTTGCCTGTATCTACACTAGAAATGCTCTTTTCAGTAGCCGAAGCGTACTTTTTTAGGGCTTTTTCAGCGTCTTTTTCCAGATTTTCTTCCATTTTCTTGACGTCTTCGCTCTTTTTTTCCTCTTTTTTCTTGTGAGCAGCCTCATAATCAGCCTTAAACTGCTCAATTTCCTTGTCGATGTACTTTTCACAGGCCTGTTTCATGCCAAAATACATACCTACTGCACCTGCAGTAGCTCCTAATACAAAACTTAATACTGCTTTTCCGCTCATTTATTTGCCCTCCTTATTCTCATGTCTACTGATAAAAGCATTAACTGAGCATTCGTTATCTTTTCTAAACAAACACTCATCACATCTGAATTCTGGATCTTTATTACTTTTCGGATCTTTCTCACAATAAGCTTTTTTAAACTCCACTAAACATTCTTTTGCTGTCATTTTTTAATCCTCCTTAAGATACTTAGCATTAGACAAATCAATTGTCAATGATGCACGACGATCTCCACTACTGATAGATACATTGTATCCTGCATTGCCTAAGTAATCTGCAATATCGTTTGCAATTTTCTTTCCGTCCCTAGTAGCTGTGTCAACACCAAAAGAAACTAAATCAATTGAGATCTCATAGTCACATGTTTTAGGGCTCATATCTGCACCTAAAATCATAACGTCACTAGAATCTTCAATAGATCCATCGAGAGATTTCCAGAAACTACTATGGCATTTATTACAAAAGTAGCAATATCCTTTAACGCCATCGATGTTTTTCATCGGGATTGATCCTACTTTGCCACCACACTTAGAGCATATCATTTTGACACCTCCTCTTCTGGCTGAACCCAAGATATCAGCAATGCCGCGTACCGCTCGTCTCTAGAAATTACAGAATGATATCCTAAGCTTCTTAAATATCCAATAATTGCCATAGTGATTTTACGGCTTTCGTCTTCAGAAATATCCAGTCCACGGGCTGCAAGTTTAATAGAAACATTGTAATTACCTGCTTTAGCTTCTTCTAAAATCTTCCGTTCAATCTCGTCGAGATATTCTTGGCACTCATCATTTACAAAACTTATACTATAAGCTTCTTTTGCACTAATCATCTCCTCTTACCTCTCTTTCTGTTTACCATAGCCATACCGAAGTCACTGATTGGCACATACTCCTTATTAGGATTACCAATCGGATATTCGCCATCACCCCAAGCCTCGTATACTGCACGGTTAGATTTGTTCTTGTCTACTCTAATGTTGTGAGTTACATTTGTCTGTTTCATTTTAATCCTCCTTATTATATGCTGGGTTGTCTTTACACATGTATCTACATGCTCCCTGATTTCTTACCTGAATATAACACTCATCGAAATAAGGGCACGACATCTCTTGTTCAGTATATGTATAATCTTCTCTAGATGTATGATCAAATTCCTGCATAATAACCTCCTTAATGCAAATCTACTGACCATGATACAGCTATGCACATTCCGACGATAATAATCACAAATTCTGAAATCAAGTCAATATCATGTTTCTTGAAAATACATTTTACGGTATGTACCACACCAGCAAACATAAGACCGCCTAAAATGAATAAGCTCAAAGTTCTGAAAAATATAAACACGCTATTCAATTCTCATCACCACCCCTGTCTGGATGTTCACATAATACCTGTGATGCTTGTATACTACCAAGTCTCCATCCCAATCTCCACCTGTGAGATAAAGTTTCTTCATAATTGCCGGTTTTCTAAACCAATCGATAATTCTGTTCATTTTGATTCCTCCTATTTTTCGAAAAATGAAAGGAGATGCAAATGGGATATGGACCCACATCTCTGGTATGGGGATACCAGTGCACTGCTATTGTGCTATTACGCATCTCTTCTCATTATAAGCTTTGTTTTTTATGCGAGTTATTCAGGTTTGTTCATTGGAAAGTTCTCATCCCTAGACATTTTTATCCAGTTGTAGAATCGCTCAAAGCAATTAGGGCAAAGATCCATAACTGCTGGCATGTCAGTAAGCTTATCGCCACTCTGTGTGCTTAACTGAGAAGCTGACGCCGGAAACTTGTTTTCTCCAGCATTGTTTTTCCACCATACAGTAATGCCATCATATACCGGGTTCTCTTTTTCACAGTATACATTGCCACATAAATCGCATTTACAAATTCCTCTCATTATTTGTTCTCCTCCTTAAATGATTTAATCCAGTCACAGAACCGTCCAAAGCAGGCAGGACATACATCCATCATCTCTGGAGATCCTTTCATTGTTTCTCCATTCAGTTCAATAATATCATACTTTCGGTTTCCATGCATAGTAGTGCCAGTCTCTTGATCAGTATACCAAATCATGATTCCATCATAGTTCTTGTTCTCATCTTGGTGATACACTTTTCCACAAATATCACATTTACAAAATCCAATCATACCTAGACCCCCCTTAAAATTCCTTATAGTATTTTGACGTAAGCTTCTTGATTTTCTTAACAAATGACTTACTCTTGCTGCTTTTAGCATAGCTAGTTTTGTCAGTATAATCTTCAAAATCAATATCGTATTCACTGCAATAATTCCATGTAGAAGTAACATATACACTTTCCCTAACGTTTCCGCCATAAGCATTGGACGCTGTATAATCCACCTTCCAAGTGATCGTCCTATAGCTATCAAGAATACCGCATGCCGCATACACTTCAAAATTATCCTTATTTAGCACATATTTAACCTTACTAATTTTCTTTATTTTAAATGAATCTGGGTTTAACAGTTCACTATCCTGGAAGACAGCTAATGTGTAAGCTAAATTCTTTTCGGCCTTGGTGTATTTAGTTTTTGCATTTACCGGTTGAACTATAGTCAAACATACAATGACTGCAAGTAATAAGTATAACCCTTTACTAATTTTCTTCATTTTAAATTCCTCCATTTTTATTCTGCTCTTCTTCACGTCTTTGGCGCATAAAGTCATTGAGCTGAATAAGTATTTTCTTTTCAATCGTATCGCCGATACCAGGTATGGTTGTAAGTCTGTTATACTTAACCCATTCAATCAGCTCTTTAATGTCTTTAGCTCCTCTTTTAACTAAGAATTTTCTAGTTCTAGGTGTAATTGACTGTAGATATCTGAGATCGTATGGATCTTTATAGACTTCTTCACCACGGAATAGCCGTACCTTAGTAATTATCTCATATATTCGCTGTGTAGAGACATATTCGTCCATCGCTATCATGCGAACGCTGTCTCCACTCTGCCAACGATTGAAGATTTCCAGATCGCGTTCCGTTACAGTCCAGTTACTCATTTTTCTTTTGTCGCACATAGAAGAACCCCCCTATTCTGTTACTTTCTTTATAGCAATATCAATTGTGTTCTTAATAGGCATACGCATATCTGCCGCATTGTCGAGTTCTTTCTTCTCTACAGAGATGCTGAATCCTAATTTATCCTTAACAGAATCGAAATGAACTCCTAATCCTGTTATAGCTACACCTGTTTTGACACCGGTTTCAGACTTAATATTGTTGAGCCCTTTATAAACCGCCCTTACTGAGTCAAAGACATTGTTCACAATATCATGCTCTACTGGATCGTCTTTAGGGAAGCTAACACTTGCACCGTCAGTTGTAACCTCGATGTTTGCTTTCAGCTGAGAGTTTGTCTCAATTTTATTGATGTATGCATAGATGTCGGATATATCTTTAGCCACACACTCAGTCCCGCATTTCACTGAATCATCTATTTTGAACATCAGGTATACGCGCATACTTTCGATATCTTGGTATAAACCAATATCAGTAATATTATAGATCTTAGACTTTAAATCGTTAATGCCAAAAGCGTCCAGGATTTCTTTTTCTGATTCCACTCCTAAACGATCTAAAAGTTCGAACCATATAACATTGCCTGATAAGGCTCCATAATTACTTTGAGTAATCGTGTAAAGTCTATCGATCAGCGCATTGACAGAACTCTTTTTATATGGAATCATGTCACATTTCAAATAAACTTCTTTCATTTTGACCCCCCCCTTTAATCAATCATTTTTCTCATAACATCATCCAGTGTGTTCTCAATTGGAATCGTTATATCTACAGCTTCGTCGAGTGTAAACTTCTGAATAATGATCCGGTATACAAGGTTGTCCTTAGAAGCTTCAATTTCTATACCGTCGGTTGTAATTTTAGCAGCTATTTTGACATCTGTCTTCTCCTGAAGTTCATTAAGCCTTGCGTAGACTTTTGCAAATGCCTCAGCAGCTTTACTATTGTCGATATTTTCTTCATTGGCATTACGTACATTGAACAGTAAGTATGTGTCATATGTCTTAGCATCTTTGTACAATACAACCGACTTGATATCATATATTTTGTCATCTAAACTGAAAAGACCAAAAGCATCAATGATCTCCTGTTCAGTGTTAATGTTTAAAGCGTGTAAGATATTTCTCCATATCATTTGCCCTGTGAGGACACCATCAGTGCTATTGATAAGCGTCTCAAATCGTCTGAGCAACACGTTAACGGAATCCATCTCCTCCCGTACAAAGTCACTGTCTAAGTATATTGCGTTCTTCATTTCTTTTTCTCCTTCTTTACAAATATATTTGCCAGACATTTACCGCATAAGTTTTGCGTTGGTACGCCTTGAAAGAACTCTAACTCTGTAAGTTCGTTTTCCTCACATACCTCACCGCATCCATCACATCTATACACTGTAACCTCCCTGGTTATACTTCGTAGCACCATAAACTTTGTTAAGCATCCTTTTCATTTCCTCGGCTGTCATAGATCCTATGTCACTTTTATTGCTTCCTATAGGCTGTCCAATATATTCTATAACTGGCTTACCCTTGAACTTAAGCTGGCCATCCATAGTTAAATCGGTATTGTACTTGTAAAACGTGTGATCCTTGAAATACTCCACAATGGCATCCATATGTTCAATAGCAATGAAGTCTGCATCTGGGTTTTTGTTATATTCTGTCGCTACAGCGATTGAAGCGGTTGCTATATAGCATGTATAATGGCTATTGTAATTTGTAGTACTCATTTTGACTCCTTCCTACGGTCCTAGACCACCCTTAGTAGCACCACTGCTGCCAAGGGTAATCTAATACACCGTCTCTAAGCATTATTTGTTCATCGATTCATCTCTGGGATACTTCACCATAAATGCAGCCATCACAGTTGAAGTCGATTAACAGTGTTCTCTCTTCTTCGCCAGTTTCTTCGTTCGGTACCATGACCCATTTGGTCAGGAACGTTACGTTGTTGTCGAACTTGCCATAATCTGGATCTTTCTGGCTTCTGTATCTCCAGCCGTGTGTCAGACCAATGTCAGTAGGCTTCAGACCGATCATACGGTATACATCATTCAGTGTCAGGATGCCTTCACATTTTAATCTGGTATCTGCTTCCTTCTCGCGCTGTGCAAGCATGAATTCATTTTGAGGGTTGTCATTGAACCACTCAGTAGAGTTCTCTCTGTTGAATAGTCTTGCGTACGGTGAACCACCGAAGTTTCTGATAATCTCCTGCTCCTCAGTTACCTTCTTTTTCTCACCTGTCTCTGGATCTGTCTCAGTCTTCTTAACTGTTTTCTTTTCAGAACCATACAGCATCTCCTGGTCGACTTCTTCGCCGTACTTGTTGATTACATTTTGACGGTATGTCTGGTAAGCCTTTGCAATTGCTGCACAAGATGCTGCTAATGCTGCCTGACGCTGTTTCATAATGTGATGAGATCCAAGAATAAGACCGATAGATGCTGCTTCAAGAATTACAGGTCCTGCATAGAGCTTAATGTACTCCAGTGTTGTCTTACTCTTTAAGAGAACCATATCGTTTGCTGCATCATCTCTCGTATAAGGTCTATCGAGAGATTCCGGATCTTCTTCATACATTGCTGCTTTTTCTGCAATCTTCTGTTTTGTTGCTCCCTCCTTACTCTTTACTGTTTCTACTTTAAGAGTAGCTCGCTGTGTCATGATCAGAGCTCCAATACCTGCTCCAATACCTGCAAATAACATGATCTCCGGAGAGTTCATTTTGGTCCAGGTTTTGGTATGACCTACTACTGTTGACAAACTTGTTACTGCTGCGTTTAATACTTCTTTCATTTATTTGTCCTCCTTACTTACAACTTCTAAGTACTGTTCTCTCCAATTGAATACATTGGTTAAACAATATGATCCAAAACCGATTCTGTCATCATCTTCACCAAGCAGATGGTAAAGAATCTCGAAATACGGTTCTTCTTTTGTTCCTGAAACAATGATAATTGCCTTATCTACTTTTGCTTTGTCGGCTTTTACAGTTGCCGAATTTTTAGTTCCCATTTTGAATTCCTCCTTCTGTTAGAAATAAGCATACCATTCTTCGCCATTTAAACGATCCACATAATCAATGGCATTGTTGTCCTTATAAACGAAAATTAAACCATATTCATCCCCATCCTTAGAAAATACAAAGTTCTTGAAACATTTTTTCCATGCAATAGTTCTTGTGAATTCACCGACTACACCTTTGAAGTTAGGATATGCTTTAAGCATAACATATATAATTGAAAATGCTTTAATCTCTTCTTTATTAAGTGCATTAAAGAAATTTCCGACAAACAGATCTCTAGCTAATCGGCTTTCGAATCGAATCAATGTACATGCCCCAGGACACATCTTTGCAGAATAGTATACTTTCATTTTACCAAAATCTTTCGTTTCGAATACAACACACATGTCTTTTGGTTTTGTTTCTTCGGCTTTCTGTTCCTTGTAGACAAATATCAATTCATATTTGCCATCCGCTTCCTTGATAGCGAATCTGTCATGAACTTTTTCCCATGGTACAAGCTCATCCCAATTGTTCCATTTGTTTCCTTTTGTGAACTTGAACTTCATCTCTAAGCATGCATCTGCGATTGAGAATTCGTCGTATCCTTCACTGATCATATTGTAAAATACGCTCTTGAATTCTTCTGCAGCGTCCTTAGTCTCGAAGATTAACTTCATTGGCATTCCTTTAGGATTCGTTCCTGCGAATATCCATATACGTCCGTACTCATTTGAATACCATGTATCCCACAGTTTCTCTGCTGCATCGCATGTTGCATCCATATCTGCAATCAGATAGTCCAGATAATTCCGAGCTTTCTTTAGATCCTCAACACCGTTTTTCTTCTGGAATCTGAACAGATACTTCATAGCGTTCCATAACATTGCGGCCTGCTTGCCTGGCAGGTCCTTAACCACATCATTCAGAATATCAATAGCCTCAACGCCAGCAATATTCTGATAATGATCTGGATGATTTACTTTGTTTCCCATTTCTATACCTCCTTATTATTTCTGTGATTTAACTGTCATAGTCTTACCACACTGCGGACATGTCACATAAGACTCAAAGAATATAGGCAGCTTAGTAATAGATGGAACAAATCCATCTGGTACCTTGTAGGGACGACTCTGAATATCTTCTTTCTCATAAGAGAACTTACAACCGCAGCTATTGCATTCGGCCACGGTTTTAGTTCCTGGTTCAATAATTTTAATCATTTTTGTCCTCCTATCTTGTTGCTATTCCATAATATCTCTTACCACAATGCGGGCATTCGATATAAGATATAACTGCTTTTAATTCGCCTTTAGAATAAAGCTTATCTTCTTTGATGTTTTCTCTATCCGAGAATCTACAACCGCAATTTTCACAATCATAAATAGTCCTGCTTCCAAACTCAATGATTTTGCTCATTAGTCAAGTTCCTCCAATCTTGGCATCTCTAATACGTATCCACCGTCTCTAGACTTTCTGATATGTGCTCCACCAAGCTCATACCATCCATAATGAAAATCGTTAGCCTGTGTCGGAATATCAATAGACTCAAAGACGTCGCCAACAGACACTGATCCATACTGATCAAGATACTCGGTTAAAGTATCAAGCAATGTGTCTGCATCTGCTCTTGAGTCGAATCTGAGGTTGTCCATTTCATATCTAGCCCTGCCTCGAGGTGCCGATCTACGTCTGCTACGGCTATCAAAGCTAGCATCGTATGGTATGCGCTCAACACTACCTCTACTAATGCTGCTACGGCTACGTGATCTGTGTCTTGTATCGCCATAGAATGCCATATTGATAGCACCTTCGACCATGTCAACGAATGTATCTTTTAAAGCTGGAATCAGTACATCATTAAAGATATACGATCCAACGCCTCCAGATTCATCGCTTAAAAACGTTTCTCCAAATTTCTGACTCAGGGATTTTTTCTGAGTTGTTACCCTGCTCTTTACAACTTTTTCAATCTTATGACGCTCTTCAGCTTTGGTAGGTTTTTTCTTTGTTGCCTTAGCGCCTGTAGCGATTGAATTACTTTCCAGTCTTTCCATTTTGACTCCTTTCTAAAACAAAAGTCTAAGACCATGTTTCCATGATCCTAGACCCAAGATTTCCAATCTTTTAAGTACTACTTTTCGTTTTCAGTTTCATCCTGATCCTCATCAGTCTCTTCAGGTTCCGCTTCACGATAGTCTGCATCTTTAGAGTCTTTAAACCTCTTCAAGTCGGCTCTCTTTTCTTTTACCTTCTCGACTAACATCATGCCTCCCTTAACTGCCGCTTTTCCAAGCGTGTAAGTTCCAACACAAGCTAATCCAAACAGAGCAATTCCAAGTTTACCTAATGAATCATCATCCTTAGATTCCTCAGTTGCAGGCGTTGCGTTAACGTCCTCTGATACCAATACCTCTGTGTTCTCATGTAATTCTGACATACTTTTGTCCTCCTTAAATTTTTTGGTATATCTCTCATTATAATATATGATTTTTTTGCGAGTCTACATTAACTCACGATAATCAAACCTCGGATTTGCGAAATATCCAATTGTCAGGCATGGCTTTCCATTTCTCAACGTTGAATCAAACTGGACATCTACATAAGTGTCTGGTGACCATCCTACGTCGTCTCCTACTTCTACATGATTTGCATTTACTTCATCATAGAATTCGTTAAGAGATATAAACATCTCACCGCCAAGGAATCGATCCTTTATCTTTCCAACGGCCTGCAGTATTTCTTCTCTTGTCGAATAGAATACATTACCCGTATATAGGTCGATACAAACCTCTTTTCCTTCTGGCATGCCATCAAACTTTGACTCTGGGATCTCTTTTACCCGTTCGTCCCTAGCAGCTTTGGTAGCTTTGACATCTGTCTTTGGTGATACCTTAGCTACGTTTCTACGATATCTGTCATATGCATTTGCTGTGAACTCATACATCGCTGTCATAGCTGTAAGTCTAGCTGTGCTGATCTTGTACGATCCGATGAATGCTGAGATGCTTAAAGCCCCTAAAATCACCGTAGGGACATAGCACCTCCAACAAGACTTTACGATCTGCTTAGGTCCAAGTTCCTCGAATCTGTACTCCATGTCAGATTTGCTTACGGACATTGGCAGTTCTTCATATTCGATTTCTCCTTCTTCGTATCGCCTAGCAATCTCATCATCCATTTTGTCAATTGCCAATGGTGTAGCTTTAACCGCACTTATTACTGTAGCTGCTAACCCACCGATTCCAGCAATCATAAGGAGCATCGGTGCATTCTTATCGGCAATGACTGGAACCTTGTTTGCCTCCTTAATTAAATCGTTTAAAAAACTCATTTTGTTTCTCCTTTCTTATATCAGCATGCTTGAACTGTATTCCATGTCTTTGAACCAGCCTTTGGCTTCTCGTTTCTCCGCTTTGGTTTTCATGAATAACCCATGCGGTAAATCAAGATACCGTATATAGTAACCCTCAGTGTTTTCAAACGGCACAAGTTGAATGTCAACCCATTCGTTTGTCTTGTCATTCTCGTCCATATCGATCTTAGACCAACCTACAACGCTTCCGAAACTTGTTGGATGTAAATCGAGATCGTATCTAAACTGATCGTAAGTTACCGTGTGAGCAGGGCTTAATGCCAATTTCCTATTCAGCTTTAATATAGCTGATTCTACTGTCGCTTTGTCGGCATAGAAACCCTCATCAGTCAAGCTATCAATGAAGAATGTTAATCCAGTTGTGTCTACAAATTTTGATTCCTGCTCAGATACTGTTTTCGTAATTGGAGTTCTGCTAGCTTTCCAAATATTTTCTTCTTTTTCTTTGCCTACCTCGTGTACTACTTCTTCTCTATATCGCTTAAAATTTGCCTGCAAGAGACTCATAGCTCCTGCTAATGCTGCAAGCTGTTTCTTGTTTAAAAAGTTTGATCCAAAGATGCATCCTATTGTAGCAGCGCCAACTACAATAGACGGAGCATAAATCGGAGCTACAACTTTTACCTCTTCAATAAATGTAAGCTCTCTATGCTTCTTTTTCTCAACCTCATCAACTTTAAGTGTTGCTTTGATAGATGCTTTATTTGTAAGAATATTTGATACTACCACACCTACAGCCGCACCTATAGATAATATAGTAGGCATGTTTCTTTTAATAAAATATCCTACCTGTTCAGTGTTCATTTTGACTCCTTTCTAGAAAAGGTAGAGGACCTGAATTAGTCCTCATCCTCTTTTTTGTCGGTTGATTCTAAAGCCTTTACTTTGTTATCGACTGCCTTATCGATACTTAACTGTGTCAAACAGATTCCTAAGAATCCTGCTAATGCAGTGCATCCAATCTGACCAATCTTCAATAAAGTTTCTTTGCTCATTTTATCACCTCCTTCATTATAATAAATGAATTATTTGCGATGGCGTCTTTCTGAAATCATCAGTACTATAAACGCTGTTAAGAATGCTAATAAGAATGTATCCATAATAACTAACTCCTTTAGAAAAGCTTAAAGGCCATGTTTCCATAGCCTATAAACTTCGTTCTTTATTATTTTGTGTTTCGATCCTGAAATTCCACTAAAGCCTTAACAACTTCAGCATTTTCAATGTTGTCTCTCAGCATACGATCGTGAAAATCACTCATGCCTTTCTGCCATCCATTTCTGTATGCTTCTGCATTTGTCATGCCAATGTACTTTCCAATCATAGAACCATAAACACGACCAGCTGCAACCGCAACTACAGTCGTAGCGCAGAAAGCGATGATATCACTCTTATGCTCAACAACATACTCTTTTGCCTCGTTAAGTTTCTGTTTAGTTTTTTCTTTCATTTTAATTCTCCTTTCAACTTAAAACAATAAAGTTCTCATTATAGACTAAGAATTATTTGCGAAAAGCTTAAAGGCCATGTTTCCATAGCCTATAAACTTAACTTTCTTGTTTCTCAGATCTTCGTCTTTGGAAAGATCCCCGGAAATGCCTTACTAAGTATTGCGCCTCCATTACCTTCAAAGACCATCACTCCGATGCTAAGACCGGCCCAAGCGGCCAGCGTTACTCCGGATTTGATCAACTCTAATTTTGAATTAGTTTTGGACTGCTCCAGTTCGCGTTCTCTAATGTCTAGTTCTCTTTCTTTGTGATCAAACTCTTTCATTTTGATATCGCGCTCCTGTGTGAGCTTATCTTCTTCTAATTTCAATTTGTAGAAGTTCACCAAATTGTCGGCAATGCAATTTCGCTCGTCTCCAATCTTTTCATCGAAGAGTTTATTGTCCTCTTCAATAATAGTCTGCTCTAATACCTCTCTTAAGTTTTCAGTTCCTTCTTCTCTTGCCATATTTGACTCCTTTCAATATTATAACAATAAAGTTCTCATTATAGGCCCTGTTTTATTTGCGTCTCTGACATACGCCTAACTTCGAACGTTACTGTATCGGAATTGTACATATCTTTAAGAGAGTCTTTGCCATTAACCTCAAGAGCACAGTAGTATCCTTCTCCTTCCTCGTCCCTAGCCATTTTGATGATACCCGGGCAGGACATTTTCGTTACGTTCTTACCAATATGCACACCTACAAGGTAGCCAATAGTTACACATATAATACATACTAATACGTTCATTTTAATTCCTCCTTATCTTTATATCCTATTACTATACCATCGTCATTAACTATAGCTTCGACATCTCCGCATCTAATACTTCCTTGAACTGCTGCTGTGTAGGAAAACTCTGCGAGCGCTTCTTGGAGTTTGTCGGAAGATGGTCTTGTCTCTTGCGCAAATAAATATCTAGGGATAGAGGTGCGATCATAATATGTGACTCTTTTCGCATAGTTTTTCACCGCCTTTTTGAATGCGCATACTTTATAATATTGGTACCATTTATAGCGTACATAAAAGCTTACTTGATCTGGTTCGAAGATAATTGTATCTACATGCCACCCAATATCATCCAAAATATGATTGATAGTATCTGGCACCTGGCCTACTCTAGGGACGATTATACATGTCTTAAACATTACATTCCCTCCTTCATAGTTTTAAACAACTGATTAAAGCTGTCATCATTGAACTCAACTGCGTGGTAAATATCTTTAGAGATGTCCCTCGTATCGACTGGAGTTTCCTTTGGTAACTTACCAGCGATTAACGGGCTCTTGCCTATTGTCTTCATAACTGAATTCAGCTCGATATATTTTGACAGCTTTACAGCCTTGAATCCAGACAAGTCTACAATGCCAGATGCAACGTGGATATCAAAGATATTGTTGTCCAGGTACACCATCTTCTTATCAAGATCTCTTGCTGAGAACGGAATAATCATACTCTGATCATTGTCCCGGTATAAGAAGACAGCAGACAACATGCCTCCACAATTCGGAACTAACCGAATAGAATTGCAATCTGATGCTACCTTACTCTCGTAGAAATGACCATCCAATCCAACGAAATCCTCAACATACTTTACTACCATTTTTGTTTCCTCCTTTAATTTAAAAAATATAAAAGGAGAAGCCTATGTAGGCCCCTCCTAGTTTTTGTGATGTTTTTTCCAGATATGTTTGATGATAGCATAGATTATCAATCCTGCCACTATCACATCTCCGAAAGTGAATAATATTGAAATACCTCCTGCTAAAAGCAGTGCTATTCCAACTACTATTACTCCTAATAAAATAGCTCCTAAAATTGCTAATGTAATCATCTTACATTCCTCCTTTCATCTCATTATACACTATGAGATTTTTGCGAGGCGTTCGAGTTCTTCCATGATAAGGTTAATGCCTTCGATTTTTCCTGCTAAACGTTGCGATTCAACAATAATATTTAATCCTTCTACTGAATTTTTGTCAGGTAATACTTCCATTTTTTTATTCAATTCTTTCGATCGCGCTAAGATCTTCTCCAATTCCTTATTTGCGAAATCGTACATAATTGCTGCTTTGTTGTTTTCCAAAAAATTTTTTACTGTCATTTTGACTCCTTTCTGCGAAAAGCTTAAAGGCCATGTTTCCATAGCCCTTAGACTTTAATCTTCCTCATCATCTTTTTGGTTTTTCTTCTTGAATGGACGATCAATAATCCCAAGCCCTATGAATTCAATCGCCATAATTACCACTGAGATCGCTGTTCCGATCAGTGTCATTTTGATCCATCCTCCATAAGTAATTTGTTTACTTAATAATCCTTTCATTGTAATTACCTCCTTATGATAATACTTTATTTCTCATTATAGTATATGAGATTTTTGCGAGAAAATAAAAAGAGAATGCTTGAGTTTCAACCCCAAGTCGTTGGACACGTACCGTCCTATTTTATGAGTGTCTAACTCAGTACGCGCTCCGGTTGCTGTTTAAACTGTCGCAGTCCCCGATTGTTCATCGGCCGCTATATCGCCCTTTATTCTCTCATTATAATAATTGAATATTTTGCGAGATAAAAGAAAGAGCCAATGTTTCCACTGACTCATTCCTAGTTAGAATAGTAAAGCTCCTATTCCAAGACCGATTCCTACCAGTGCAATTACTGGTCCTAAAATCGCTAATGTAATAAATACCTTTACTATGTTTGCTAAGAATTCTTTCATCTCTTTAGCTCCTCCTTTCTTCCTACTATAGCAAAGGAATTTATCGCGAAAGAAGAGAGGACCTGAATCAGTCCTCATCTTTTTTAATGACTTTCATTTTTGCTTTTTGCGCAATCCTTTCTAAGTCCTTATCCGTATACCCAAGATTTTTCAAAGCCGCTTCTGTCTCGGCTATAGATTCTTCGAGTTCAGCATTTTCTTTTCTGCGTTCATCGAGAATCTTTCCGAGTTCCTCATTCTCCTTTAATATTTTCTCAAGTATTGGATCAGCCTTCTTTTTACGTTTAAATAATCTAAACATACTAATCACCTCCTATTATAAGAAAGGAATTTATTGCGAAAAGGAAGAGGCCTTGTTTAAGCCTCGTCCCTAGACCTTATTTAGTTGTGTTTTGATTTTTCTTCTTTCTCTTATCGAAATAAGTTTGCAATTGGAAATACTCCCAAACTGATGCAAAATATCCAACGGCACTAAATGCTATTCCGATCCAGAGACCTACATTGTAGATCATCCAGAATCCAATGAACATTAGTAATGTTGGTGCGCATACAAAGCTTAAAGCTGATGCCAATGCAAATGTTTTCTCAACCTTCTTTTTCATATCAGTTTACCTCCTAAATATGTAGTCTTCATTATAATGCCTGTATTTGTTGCGAAAAGAAAGAGGCCTTGTTTAAGCCTCAATCTCAGATTCGTTCATTTCGTTTACAATTCGGTTATACGCCCTTACACCTGTGTCTTTGTCGCATGTCCTTTTTAATACTTCATCAGTTCTTCTATCAACTACTAAGTATCCGTTACTAGACACCTCCTGAACAAGTGCTATAGTTCCATTGCTTTTTACTAAATCGTAATACATATAAATCACTCCTTTCATTATATGAAAAGAAAAATATGCGAAGAAAAGAAGAGAGGACCTGAATTAGTCCTCATCCTCTTCGTCATAACTAAACGCCATTGCTACAAAATATGCAATAATTCCACATCCAAATGCTACAATTGGGTTCATGATTCCTACCATAGTCAATACCGCAATTACAAGTATTGCTACTGGGAATATAGTGATTAACCAACGTCCATCTTTGAATATCTTTAATAATTCTTTCATATTTATGTACCTCCTTTAAATACGTCTCTAGTTCCTATTATAGGAAAGGAATTAAATGCGAGGTAAAAATATAAAGCCCATGTTTCCATGAGCAATATATTTTGATTTGTTGGTTTATTTGGTTTTCTTTTTGATAAGTTTCTCTTCAATGATACTCCAAATTACTAAACCTGCGCCTATACCGATCATAGTAAGTGAGGCACCTTTGATAAGTCCGTCACGGTACATTTGACCGCCGAAGTTTATCAAAGCGTTACACTCATCACTACTCATCTTATTAGCGAGATTTTCAATAATGTTCTTCTGTTCATCTGTGATAACACTACTCATATAAATCACCTCCTATTATAATAACAGATTTATTTGCGAAAAATGAAAGGCCTAGATTTCTCTAGACCCCATTTTGATTTAATGTTTCCACATTGAGACAAGGTTACAAGTTCTTTTTGTAGGAAAACTAACCTTGATTTCGATATCCTTTTGTAAATCATCCTCATCGAGTGCTTTCATAGCGTACTCTAAAGCCGCTTTTGCTTCACTCTTATCCTTTGCCTTAACAACTAATACCGTTCTCATGTTCTTCATAATAAGTACCTCCTTATAATAATGTCTCTAGTTCTCATTATAGCAGTGGAAATATTTGCGAAAAAGAAACACACCCTGAATTCTTGGCGATACTCTGACGTCCCTAGACCCTCGTATAGAAAGTCTAGAGACATCGTATGTACGTTACTGCTTTCTAGCTGCGGCAGCTTTGCGCTTGTTATGCTGACTTGTGCTAATACCGAGCAGAGCACCCAGAAAAGTGTCAACTGCAGTAATAGTTCCTACGACCTGGTCTCCATATGGAAGCCCCCAGATGGTAGCAAGTGTGAAATAAAGAGTACCAATCGCTGGTAAGGCAATCAATGCAATCCATTTAAGAATATCATACTGTTTATTTGTTAACTTCATTTTGACTTTCTCCTTCCGATATTGGTGGTACTGTAAATATCTTGAGTCTATTTACTCCCTCCATAACTCTTTTTGCGGAGCCGTTGCCCCCTAAGGCTTTGTACGGTTCGTAAAGATAGTCTCTCAGATTCTCATATTCATCTTTAGTGATCCATCCACGTTCAATGTACGTCATTCCTAATGCTACAATGCGGTCGTGGGCCAGTCCAATGAGCATCTGACTTTGCAATGATTTTTTATCATCTTTTTTCTGAATCCATGCCCAGAACCCAGATGATGCAATAACCGAACACAACACAGTGACGATAATTGATACGATACTTTCCATAATCTTCCTCCTTATGCGATTACTTTATCAAGCTCATAAGGAATAAACATCCATGCGTCATTACCTAATACAGAATAAGCTATTGAAAATATCTTAGCTCCATAATCGGCTATAAAGTTGCAGACCCATTCTTCCGCTAATATCCAATATTCTGGTTATTCATAACTTGGGGATTATGAATAAGTTTTGGTCCTCCATTCCAATTTGGTTGGTCTACAGGACCCATAGGCCGTCGCATTCCTTGGGCGTCGATGTTTGGTGTATAATCCATAGCAAAACAGCTCCTTTCCTATTTTGATTTAAAAGTTCTTATCCCTAGACACAAACGAGTAAAAGTATAGAGATATTATTTAATTTTCTTTTAACGTCACTTGGACGGTTGAGAATTACTGCAATGGCATCACCTCCCCAAACCATTTTGATTTATGTCAAAGACTCGCTAGTAGCCTCCGATTCCGAACTGTCGCCGTCTGTTGTACTAACTGGGTCATTCTTGTAAGCTCTGATAGTAACGTCATTAGATAATCCGTCATGAATCTCAATGACGTTGTCCAGCTTGAACCCGTCGAATGTAGTGACATTTCCATTGTCGTCTGTAATCTCCATATGAGAAATATTGTCTGCATTACGAGCAGTAGAAGCGATTCTGTCAAACACTGCTGGGGATTCGTATGTTGAAGTAATGTTCAGATAAGTTCTACCGGACTGATTCTGAGCATACTCTCTTGTAAATTTTCGAATATCAACTGTCGTTCCATTTCCAAATTTAAGTTTCATTTTGATCCTCCTTACTTAATTCTTTAAGCATATCAAGTTCTTCCTCTCCGATAATAGGAATAGCCCATTCATCCGGACAGTATATTTTGAATCTTTGTTTCCAATGTTTCTTACGATACCACTTGTTCCAGAAGTATGCGTTAGCAAGAGATCTGGTCTTGTGCATATCGCAAATATAAGTACAACGAGAATCTGGAGTTCCATTTTCTTGGTAGTTGTACGCAGAGCACCAACTGCAACCCTCGGCAATAGGGCAATAGAAACATTCATCACTAGACTCTGTCCTTCTGTCGATTTTATTTAAGCACTCGACGCACTGCTTATCACACTTTCTCTGTGCAATTCCAAAATTGACGTGACCAATTCTAAGAGGCTTTCGGGATGTACCTAGACTGCTTTCCATATATCTGATGCATGGGTAAAGCCATCCATCTGGGTCCATTGCTAACATGAAGCCAGTTCCTCCGCACCAGTTTTCAAGATCTGTTTCTTCCTTTGGTTTGAAGAAGTCATTCTCGAATAATGCCATGAAATGGTCATCGGCTAAGTCATTTTCAAGCCAATAATCGGCTAACATTTTGAGCTGCTCATAATAGATTTTCGCGTGCTCCAATGTCCATCCTTTTTCATAAACGACGTTTGCATTGATATCTTTGTATCCAAGTTCTACCATATGCTTAATCGCCGAGAATAGATGCTGCACATTACCTGGCGCTATGGTGATCTTAGAGCCCATATAGTATCCCCTTGATATCCAATCACGAGCTCCAGCTACTGCCACATCATAAGACCCAGTACCATCTGGAAAGACTCTACAAGCATCATGCAGAGCCTTATTTCCATCGATGGTAATTGAGAAAGAGAGATTATGCCGCCATTTGTTCAGGAACTTCTGAACCTTAGGCTCAAAATATAATACACCATTTGAGCAAATCGAAATACAGAATTTTGTTGCCCATGGATGCATCAACTCGATAGCTTTATCATAGAAATATGTGCAAATCTGATCAATAAGATCCACACATAAGAAAGGCTCTCCGCCAATAAACTCAATGATAATACCAGGTGATGTAGAGGCGTCGATGTAGTTACCGAGGCGTTCATCTCCGGTAAGAAGCATATCAATAAGTTTCTTTGCATCTTCGAACTTCATTTTTCTCTTGCCTTTGTTTATCTGGTAACAGTAGGTACAGCACAAGTTACACTCGTCTGTTACTTGAAAAGTCACGGTACGAGATAAAGTTCTTCTGTCAGATGCATTATTTGTAATAATTGTCTCAGGATACAACCTTCCGATCATATCCTGAAACTGTTCGAACTTCTTCATAAGCTTAGCCCTCTAATACGGTAATGTGTACGAGGTGCTCTGAAAAGTCTGTTACTGCCCATCTGAATTTAACATCTTTTCCTTCATGCTCCAGAACACGAGGCTGTAAAGACTTTTCTAACTCAGCTTTAGCAACGTCGTAGGAACATTCTGCCTCCTCAAGCAGTTTGTGATAATGCTTAAATGGTACTGAGTCCAGCACTGAAGCATCCGTATCATCTTTCGCCGACTCAAGCATATGGGCTACAACATCTTTTCTGGTCATAACCTCATATGCAAGTCTCTGTAAATAGTCAGTTGTTTCCTTGTTAAGTTCTAATGTAAAGTTTTTCATATTTGTTAACTCCTTTTCTTTTAATAGTTTTATATTCCAGTTATTTTGAATAGTGCTCCATAGGATCTATTATCCTGAGACTACAGCGCCGAATGCTTGAGCTTGGCAGGTACCTGTACACGTTGCTGAGCAGTTAGTAGCACATGCGTTTTTACATTGTCCACTACAGCCATTACTACATCCGTCGCAATTTCCAGTACATGAGCCGTAACATCCAGAACCACATCCTCCTGAGCATCCTGAGCATCCTCCTGAACATCCACTACAACCCATGCATCCAGTTGTGCATCCCGATTCACAAGATCCTTCGCACCCATTACAATTACTAAAGCAAGTAGCTTCACAAGACCCATCACAGCCAGCATAGCATCCAGTACAATCTCCTCCGCATCCACTTGATCCAGAACATCCTCCACAAGATGAACATGAAGAACACGAACTAGCACAGCCAGTGCAACTATAGCATGTGGCACAAGCCGAACCTTTTCCTTTCGATGAACATGAACTAGAACAAGATCCTCCGCATCCAGCGCATCCTGAGCACCCTTCACAAGATCCTGAGCACCCACTGCACCCACTGCAAGATCTCCCACATCCTTCACAAGATCCAGAACATCCTCCTTGGCATCCACTGCTACACCCTATGCAACCAGAGCAAGCATTACACCCGCCGCAATTACCAGAGCATCCTCCGCAGCCACTCGAGCCGCTGCCACCAGATCCACCAGATCCGCTACATCCACCAGAACAGCTGCTACATCCGCTACATGTGCTGCCGCACGTCCCTACGCATAATCCAGAGCATGCTCCACGACATGAAGAGGTAGCCCCATCGATTGGCTCTTTAGACAACGAGTCAGTGTAAGATAACAATTCGTTACTAAAAGAAGATGGAATCTTAGAGCCAGTCTTTAAATCGGCGGTGTTCAAGTTTCCATGGTCTTTAATATTCAATAAAGGCTCGACTACTTTTTTACCTTGGTCCGCTGTGACTTTAGTTCCGGATGTAGGAGTTGTGGAGAAGTCGTATGATGCAGATGCAAACCCAGTCATAGAACCATTGTATGCTCTACGCTGCATTTCTGTTTTTACCTTGGCTTTAAGAGTTTTCATTTCTGCCGCGGTAAGAAAATTAGGCATTATCTTCACCCTCCTTTTTAAAAACTTTATTTGATTTTTCCTCCCGGGGATTTTTTATATCTCGTTTTTCTTTGTCTTTTGCAAAACGATCATTTCCCGATAAATACATTATCTATACCCCCATTTTGAATTATCCCCACGTTGCTGCTAATGGTGCCCACGCAGAACCATTATAAAACCTAGCTACACCTGAAGTATCGATCCACAGAAGCTTAGTATTGGCTGGGGCAGAAGCACCGTAATGATATCCTCCTGGATCATCTGATCCAACTGGGTACCAACCTGGACCTCCAAAAGAACCACTGTATGGTATGTAAACATGCAGCATTTTAGTAGATACATGATAACATAACTGGCCGTTAAATGGATTAGATGGAAAACCACCCTTTTCGGAAATGTATATTCCAGTTTTAACAGGATACCAATTTTCTCCGCTATAAACGTATAAAACACATGAACTGTCTGGGTTTACCCACAAATCTCCAAGTTTAGGATTGGTCGGTATAGTTGATCCATAACTAACGCCTCCAGACTCTGCCGATTTCTTGATAGACTCTAACAGGTATTTTCCATTTGGTGCGTCAGCATGGAATGACTGAACATTTCCTGGAGAGATTATATGAGTAACTCCATCGAAGGATTTTAAATCGAAATTAGGGAACTCTGTAGCCTGAGTGATCTTCGTGGTTGAGGATTGGTATGGGGCTATATCGGTGGCGGTTTCTCCTTCTTCTAATTGAACTTGAATCTGACAGTCAGTTACGGTTATTCCCGGTGCAATATAAATGCCTAGTTGATCCTTAGCCCCATCTATTCTTGTAAACGTAAAGGTTGTTGATTTTGTACCATTTGTTAAAGTACGTATAGCAGCTATATCTGTGTTTTTATTATCTTTATTATTTGCTAAGTATACAGATGCTGTACCATTTTCTACGTTTAGAGTCATGGTATATTTATTGCCAACTGTAAGACAAGGAATTAAAGCATCTGTATACAGTGCATAATGCGCGGCAGCAGATGCTGTCCCAGAAGCATGTATTACTCCTTTTGAATCTACAGTAAAAGTTATTCCGTTTGTAGTATACGAAGAACCTCTATAATATGGATACGGAATTAAATTCTTTCCAATCGTCTTAATATCATATCCGGAATATGGGACGAAATCGTCTATTGTAGCTTCTAGATCAGTTGTAACCATTGGTTTAAATGTAAGATTTGTCACTGTTGTCCCTTTATTAATATAGAGCCGATAAACTAAATAAGGATAAGCATCATCTATAATTACCCCATTTCCAATATCAGATGCTTCTGCTTTCACTTCTGAGTTAAATTCTGAGTTCTCATAATAACGAACGTCGATTCGATAAGTGTCATGACTTCCATTTTTAGGACAACCTAGTAGCTTACACCCCCCAACAGTATTTTTAAATTGTGTTGCCTGTACGTTGTTTCCGTTAAGATATAATACAACGTTCGCCCTAGCTGTACCATTTAGTGTGTACGTACGATCTTCGTTTTTAATAATTTTTATTCCATTCTTATTAACAAATCCTGATAAAGTCGAATCCAGCAAATTCCTCATAGCATTACCTATCATTAACGGAGCTTCTACAGTACCTACGAGATCCGTTTTCGTTGACTCGATAAGCGATACTTTCTCTTTACCTAGCTTCTCTGCTTCCAGAGTAAGTTTAGCTCCAAGGTCACCTTCGAGTTTGTTTTTTATATTTTCAAACCACTTATCAAACTCTGTCTGGGATTCTTTTTCCCATTGCTGGAATGTTGACCAGTTAGCATCATAAGCGGCTTTAATTGTAGCAAACCACTGGTCGTAGCCATTCTTAATACTGTCATACCATTTCTGATAGTCCGATTTTGAAGTTGCTTGCCAATCCGTAATCTCTTTCTTAGCTGCCGTGAGCCAAGCCTGGTAATCCTGCTTCTCTCCATTCATCCATGTATTGAAGTTTGCAGTATTCTCTTCTACGAACCGATTCAAGATATCTTTCCACTGAGGAATAAGCTGTTCGATGCTGATTACCTCGAGAATTCCTGTAACAAATGGGCACGCGCTCGTCCCTACACAGTTTTCAATATCCGCCTGCCTGATGGACGTAACCTCTTTACCGACTGTGACATACGCCAATGGATACTGATGAATTTCTTTAGCATTTGTCAATACCGGCTTGGCTGGTGTAGACGATGGCGTTCCTTTAATTAATTTAATGCTGTTTGCTCTTACAGATTCAACTGAATTGATCTCCAGAACAACTGCATCAATACGATCCATAAGAATCTCTGATGGTGGAATAGTCACTGGATAAAGAGCATCGTTGTAACTCCAAGTATGGTTAAACCACGCTCGTCCAGTTCCAACAGTTACATTCATCTGATTGCTCTGCTTTACAACAAGGCAGTCTCCGATGGATGCAAAAATTCCATCCCGAATCAAGCCATCAAATAATCTTGAAATGTCGGTAGCATCATATAATCTATCATGATCTACGGAATTAAAAAATCCAGATGCAAAACTCATATTTTTCCTCCTTTATCTTATTCTTTAAGAGCCTACTGGTATTCTATTATCATCGGCACTTACAAAGTCTGTAAAAGTAGGGTATGAAGTTTCCCCACTAGAATCTTGGGACATAATAAATTCCGACACGGTTGATGTCCCTTTAATACCATAGTCGTTTTCTATCTGTACTACATCCCCCATTTTGAAATCTCGTCCGTACACAAACATAGTATGAGGATCAACATCTCCATCCATAGATATGGTATGTGGTTTCTCAGCCAAAGCTTCTTTGCCCTTCTGAGCAACTACTTTCAGTCGCTCGGCGTCGCTCATTTTATGGTCCTCATCCTCAGAAGTAATCGACCCAGCATCAACATATATCTCGCATCGATGCATACCGCTTAATTGCTCCTGAGTTTCTCCATCCCTAGTTACTTCTTTAGTAATCTTCAATGGATTCCCGGATAATGTTTGTGTATCCCCATCCTCTCCAACAGTTAACGCAACGTTTGCGTAATCTTCTTTACTGTCCAAATAAGATGTGTTATTTAAGTTTTCAAATGACGGACTGAATACAACATATGGAGTTAATTGCTGTGCATAAGATCTATCAACGCCTTTGTACAGCTCAAACTCAAATTGTTTATTTTCATTTAACGTAACTTTAAATCCAATTTGTTTCTCGACGCAAAGTGAGTTTATTGCCTCGTATAAGTTTTCATGCTGCTCATACTTTGCGTCAATTGTCAGAGCGGTTATTCTACTGTCTGTACTCTTCTTGAATATAAAGTTAGAAATCTTTCTTTCCGATTTTGACGGCGCTATTATAGCGTCATTTATAAGCTTCTCTATTCCATCTTGGAAATTTCCGCCAAGTGTAGTATTGTCCCATATTATCCTACGCTTCAGCAAGCTCTCAAGAGAGTAACCTATAACTTTAATTGTTGGTCCTTCTGTGGTATTCGTTTCAAGAAGCATTCCCTGAATAATCATCATGTGAACTGAATCATCATTTTGAAGATAGTAGTCATTGACTAGATAAGGAAACACTCCATCCATGTCCAAAGTGAGGTAGAGTTCAAAGTCCCCATTCTCTTGATATCTATCAGTCCAAATGAAGGACTTGAACCTGTCAATAATGGCTACTTTTTCAAACCTTGAGTTTAATATTGTAGCTTCCATTGCTTACCTCCTCAAATTAATCACCTTCCATAAGTTTATACTCCTTCGTATATCGTATCGTTTTCAATCTTGAACTGAATACTCATTGCTCCTTCTGTAGCATTGTAAATGAAGATATTATCTCCTTTTGACAGCTGGAACCAGCTCGATCCTTTACCTAAGCAGTTGAGAATGTTGGTCGTTAAGCCGGCTCTCAGTAATGTAACTGACTTTTCTCCTCGCTTAGTATTTATAATGATATCGTCACCAGCACCATATGCTTGACCAGTTAAGGTCTGTATAAAGTCAGTATTTATTCTCATAACTTCACGAGTTCTAGCGTTATAGATCACAATGTCTTTTACTGTATCTAGCGCATGAATTGTTATCTTTATACCAACTGAAGCATCTCCTTTGTACGTTACTACATTCTCATACATATGTACGATGTCACCGAAGTTTATGAGCTTTTCGGTTAACGAATTGTTTTCAAATGGAAATTCGAATTTAGGATTGACACCACTAAATAATGTAAGCGTCTTTCCATTAGTTGCATAAAAGTATGGATCTGGACAAATTACGGAGATCTGAGTAGTTTCATGAGCCTGGAATATTTCAGGTTCATTTGACTCGACATAACCGAAAGCATCAAGAGATCTCTGATCCGTTACGAATGTCAACGTGAGGTATCTCTTGATAGGGAAATACTTATATGTAGTATGCCTAATAGTTTCGATATCTGTTCCGAATCTAAAATCCAGAGTCATAACGATATTTCTAGTTTCAAGTTTAGCACTATTATATAATGCTCCATCTCCGGTCGCTATCTCACTAGTGTTGATAGTTGCCTTAGCTGGCCCTAGACCTTCGATATCTGTTATAGCTAGACCCGAAACCTCAGGCCTAGCTAGTTCCATTTCTAGGGATTCCCCTAAATAATTAGTAACGATTACTTTCTTTATCATTTAAGAGCCCCCTTTAATTGACTAAACTGGTTCTTTGTCTGTCGATATATCTCTTTATTAGATAATGCTACAGGAGAATTGTTTGTCTGATTGAATGTATAGTTGTTAGTTACATTGGTACTAGATCCTTTTAGAGCGCGACCAGTTTTACTACCCCTTCCGCCATTCTGCAATGCCGCCAAAGCTTTGCTAAGACCGTTACCTTTGCCGAACACACTTCCGGCTATTCCACTAGCTATAGAAGCTGCAAAACCAGCGCTAGCTCCTGCTACAGAAGATCCCGTAGCTGATGTCACTCCGCTACTAACCATTGACGACAGATTCGAAGTGTTAACACTGGCACTTAAACTAGGCATATGTATTTTAGATAGTACTGCGTTTACAGCGTCAACTAATTCCTGAGCAGCACTAACAGCTGATGGTATAGCTCCTCTAATGCCTCGAGCAAATGAATTACCAAGTGCACTTCCTTTAGAAGATGCTTTGTCGCTGCCTTTTGAAAACGAAGATAATGCTTTATCTACCACTGATTTACAAGAAGATTCTACAGCTGTTAACACCGTTGTTGCAGCAAGACCTAAAGCAAAGCAATAACCAAGAGATGTTCCGGAAGATTTAAAAGCTTTCTTGAAATTTGTTTCTGCGTAATTCGTAAAAGCTGTGCAAGCCTTCTTGGCGGATTGCTTTGCAGATTTTGCAACCCCTTCGGAAGCCGAGTCAATTCCAGCTTTGAACTGGTTTCCAGCTTTCTTACCTGAAGACTTGAACGACGTATCTTTTTTAAGTACTTCGTCAAATGACTTAGCCACCGCGTGAACAGTTTTTGTCGCTGCAGATCCTTTGAGGTTCCTAGATGAGCCTTTCTTAGAAGATACATCCTTGCCTGTAGCAGCATCAATCATTCCCTGATACATGGAATTGACAGCTCCTAGACCTGCTTCTTTGTACGAATCAGATACTGTTTTTGCTACTTCTTCATTTATTGACAATTTTTCGACATACAGATCGTTCATTTCTTTTCTTTCAGCAGGCGTCATGCTGTAATATACATCAACAAGATCAGCTGCGCTCATTCCCTGATCGACTAGTTCTTTTAACAATCTAGGATCTAGCGATTTAGCAAGGTCAAGTATTTCAGCTTCCCATTTCTTAACAGCTTCGACATTATCTCTGGCTTGTTGCTTTACTGAATCTTTTGTCATTTGCATTTTTTCAGCAAATAGATTATTTACTTCTGTAATTTGTTCACTAGTTGCAAGCTTGAATCCTTCGATGTACGGTATTGCTTGCGTCCCTAGGCTCTTAAGATAATCCAGTAATCCGTCTGCAAATCTCATCTTCTTTAGTTCTTCAAGACCTTCGATTACTCTCTTTTCGGCATTAACCTGTGACCACATACGATCAATGATGGTGTCATTACCGAGATCGTTTACTACTTCATCGTATCTCGTAAAGTAATCTGTAGAACTTGAAATGTCGAAATTAACAAACGACGTGAAGCTATCAAGACTGCTCTTTACGGATTCCGTCATAGACTTTGCCGTATCTTCGATTTTCTTCTTTGCATCGTCCCAATCATTGTTTATCTTCTTGAGATTCTTCTCCATTTCCTTAGCTGCTTCAGAAACAGCATTTGGAATTTCTTTTACATCTTTCTTGACTTCTTTGGCTGTTTTCTTAACGGATTTCTTCGCTTTCTTCTTGGCAGCTTCTTTTTCTTTCTTCAAAGCAAACGACTTAATAATAGAATCAGCTCCAGATTTCTGAAGTTTGAGATTCTTAACATATACGTCATTAATTTCTTTACGCTCTTCAGCTGAAAAGGTAAGCATTTCCAATACTTTACTCAGGTTTCCAGGCCCTTCATCAACCAATTCTTGAACAAGGCGAATGTCCCAACCCTGATTGAGCATCTTCTTAATAGAGTTCTTCCACTTAACAGCATCTTGGTAAGTCTGTTTATAAGAAGCAATAATATCTTCTTTCGTTTGCTTACTAGCTTCTGCATACGCTTTGTTTGCCCTATCGATTTCTTCTTTAGAAGCATTTGCAAACAATTTGATGTATGCATAACCAGATTCTCCCATACCTTTAAGAGTATCGATAAGACCCTTACTAAGACCGTTCTTTGCTAATTTTGCAAGGTTGTCCTTCATTTCCTGATAGCCATCAACCTGGCTTTCCATATTCTTAAGAACTGTACTCATCTCGTCATCCATAGAATCAGAGAATTCAGAGAATATATTTCTAGAGTTATCGAATGCGATATTCGTAAACTTAGTATACTCCTTTATCGAGTTAATGATATTATTCCTATATTCTTTGAATGTCGAGTTAATATTAGACTGGATCGTCTTTTGATCATCTTTCAGCTGTTTCACAGCATTTTTAATAGCAGTGTTATTTTCCTTAATAGCCGAATTGAGATTCTTTTTGCTAAGCTTTTTGCCTGAAGCACTAAGGCCCTTCTTTAAACGGTCTTGAGTTTTAAGGAGCTTCTTTAAAGCTGCCTCATGCTGCTTAACGGACTTAGTGTCTTCCTTATACTGATCCGATTCCTTATACAGTGCAATAGCAAAATTCTTGATAGTTTTTTCGGCAGTTTTAGTAGCTTTGATAAGTGTCTTAAGCTTAGGTGTTGTCTTGAGAAGCTCTTTTCCTAAACTCTTAGAGATTTTAGTAATCGTCTCATAAGGAGTTTTATTAAACGAGCTTACAGCTTTGTCGAAAGTCTTTCCAAACTGATAAGCGACCTTAATGATTTTGGTCATCTTGATCTTTGCTTTCTTGCTGTTCTTCTTAGACTTACTTGCGATTTTCTTAGAAGTGGCATCATATGAACTAGTTACACCATTTCCAGCTTTGTTAGCACTCTTGATAATGTCTTTTGTCGTCTTATCCATTTGGTCTGAAAACGTACTGTTGCCAGCATTAAGAATGCCATTTATGGTCTTCATGACGCCATCAACGTCTTTATTTCCAACCGATTTACTAATGGATTTCTTAATTCCCTTGACATATCCTGTAACTGTTTTTTGAGCTTTCTTAGCGCCGTCTTTTATTCCTTTTCCAGCGCCTAGCAAAGCTCCTCTTCCAGCGTCAATACCCGCAAGTTCAATGTCTCCAGCCGTTGATTTAACACCTTTAACAAGTCCTTCTCCGGCATAAGCGCCAATCTTATTGGTTTTCTTGGAAGGGGAATGCTCGTCAAGAGATTTTTTACTCTTCATTCCCTTAAGCAATTGATTACCTAATGAAACGCCCGTCGAGTATACATCTGAGCTCTTGTTCTTTGCTCCGCTCATAAAACCTATAGCCGCATTAGCACCAGCCGTGCTAAAATCCTTAGAATTAGATTTCATGCCGCTAGCAAGATTCTTAGCTAATGAAGAACCTGCATCTTTGAATTTTGAATTGTAATCCTTGAATGTGCTATTAGCAGTACTAAGGGCGCTATTTACCACTGAATTAAATCCATCGGTAGTATCTGTATCCGATTTAAATGCATCAGTGACGTATTTCAAGAACTTCTTAGCTACGCTTGATGACGGAGACTTCATATCTTCGCTGTTATTTTTCATTCCAGTGGAAATCCACCCAACAACCTTAGAGCCAACCTTTTCAAAGTCCCCCGATTTTGATTCAAATCCATTCTGTACGGATTTTAGAGAAGTCTTACCCAAAGCCTTAAATGCTTTGTTCATATCCTTGACTTTCTTGTCCAGTCCACCCTTAACACCGTTCAGAGAATTGATGAAATCGGACAATTGCTTAGCTATAGTTCCTGCGTTAGATGTATCAGCTCCTTTTATTGTAGTTGAGAAGCTGACAAAACTCTCACCAAATGATACAAGGTTCTTTCCGAACTTCTTTAAGCTCTCCTTGTTTCCACCAAAGAGTATGCTTTTAGCAGATGTCGCTTCTGGAAGGTCATCGTTCAGTTTTGCAATGGATGTAGCAGCTGCCGATGTGGCTGTTATAGTTGAAGTATCGATTCCGGACACCGTTTTAGAGTACTTAGCAAATGACTTACCAAACGATACCATGCTCTCACCGAAAGTTCCTAAATCCTGAGAACCTCCTACGAACCACTCTTTCATACCATCTAAACTCGGTATTGTTTTTGCCAATTTGGTAATTGTCATTGCTGCTGCAGACGTTGCATTTATCGATTCAGTATCAACTTTAGATACAGAATCAGAGTATTTGGCAAATGAATTACCGAATGAGACCATACTTTTTCCGAAAGTTCCTAAATCTTCAGAACCTCCTACGAACCACTCTTTCATACCATCTAACTTAGGGATGGAATTTGCAAATTCGCTTATCGTCATTGCTGCTGCAGATGTAGCCTTTATAGTTGATGTATTAACACCAGCCACTAGACTAGAATAAGTAGCAAATGCTGCTCCGAACGGGATAAGAGATAATCCAAATGAAGTTAAACTTTTAGACCCTGTCAGTAACTGTTTTAATCCGCCAGCTTCAGGTATAGCATTAGCTAAATCTGTTAATGTTTGAGCTGCAGAAGACGTTCCTTTGATTACACCAGGGTTTATATTAGCAACTTCCATAGCATACATTGCGAATGCTGCTCCGAACGGGATAAGAGATAATCCAAAATCAGCGAGATCCTTTGCCCCAGCTAAAAGTTGAGCTAATCCTCCAGATCTTGGTATAGCATTCGCTAATTCAACTAGAGTTTTAGCCGCTATTGCGGTGCCCTTAACTGTTTCCGGATTTACATTTGCTACTTGATCGCCATATGCTTTCATACCAGCACCAAGGTACTGAAGTTGATAAGCAAATTTCTGAATTGGATCTTTTCCAAGGTTTACAAAGGTAGAAATGGCATTTACAATCTCTGCTCCGGCTATTTTGACAATACACCCCGCCAGCACGGACATAGATGATCCTATCTCAGGTTTTACTTTGCCCATTGCAGATAAAAATGGCTGCAGTTTCTTTGCAAAGTCTGATAGATTTGTAGCTATTTGCGGCAATCCATCTGTAATTCCCTGACCAACGCCGGATATGATTCCGCCGACTAATTTTCCTAAACCTTCGCCAAGGATTTCTAATACTTGAACTCCACCGTTCATGAAATCCTGGAATCCAGGTATCTTATTGAGACCTCCGAGTACAGCTATAATTGCTGCGAGTCCAGCGACAAATATCGAGAAACTTCCTAACGCATTTATAGCCCCGGCAATAGGAACATTTTGAAGTATCAGCATAGAAGCTGATATAGATAACAGAACCATGCTTAATCCAGCTGATGCCGCTAACGATCGTTTCCAATCCAATTGAGCTACTAGCCCAATAACACCAGCTATTTCCAAAAGAACTGCACCAGCTAAAAGAACGCTAGCGCGCACCTTTCCAACACCAGCGAACCCTTTTAAGCATAATGTAAATACACCTAAAAGCAATGATATTGCTGCTGATCCTGCCATAACTCCAGTTGGATCTAGCTGAGCCAACAAAGCAATAACTCCAGCTATCTCGCCTACAACCAAAGCAGCAACTATCACTGACTTCTTAGCATCAATTGATACATCGCCAGCTTTGATCATAGCTGACATGCATAAGATTATGGAATCAACAGCTGCGGTCGCTCCTGCCATTTTTGACTGGTCAAGACCGGATAGTATAGCTATAGCCGCAGTTAAAATTACAATAGAACCAGCAACGGTCATCATCATAACACCAGCTCTAGCAGCATATTGTCCAGCGCTAGCGCTAGCTTTAATTAGACCCCCAATAGGTATCATCAGTGCAATTAGATCCGTTATGCATTTAGCCATTGTCTTAAAATCGTACTTCTGTAATTTCTCAAATGCAGCAAGTAAAACATGTAGACTAACAGTAAATCCAAGTAGTAATACGGCTGCTTTAGAGGCATTCGGACCAGCTTTAGCAGATGCCTTAAATAACAGCATCATCGTTCCGAATACGGCTACAAATTGTTTCCATCCTTTCTTCATGGAACTAAAGTCCATCTTAGAAATTTTAGACATTACTTTAGCTAATCCGTATATTGCTACCACGGAACTTAACAATGTAAGCGCTCCTCTAGCTCCGCCTAAACCATTCGCTTTTCCAACAGCAATCATAAGAACCGATAACGATCCAACAGCTAATACTAAAGCACCAATAGTGCTCCCAGCATTTTCAATATTGTAATTAGACAACCCTTTTATAGCTTTAACCATCAGTAGTAGAGAGGCTGCTAAAGATACAATTTGAAGAGCTCCAGCGGCTGCTAATTTAGCATTTGCGCCCATTGTATACTTTGTTAAAGCTCCTGAGCATATTGTAATCACTCCTACAAGCCCTGTAATCACTCCAATATTAATTGCCATAGATTTATTAATGGTCACATTTTGAAGTTTCTCAAGTGCAACGGTCATTAGTAAAATACTTCCAGCAATAGAAATAACCATGGCCGAAACTCCGGAGAATCCTTTTGCTAACTTTTCTGTTGAAATAGAACCGATCGCGTAAGCAAATGCTGTTAATGCTGCTCCCAATATACCTATCAAGACAACAGCACCTTCGATTCGATCCTGAGGTAACACAGTTAACAAAGCTATTGACCCCACTAATATAGCTAGAGCTTTTGCAATTTTAATCACTATGTCAGCTTTGATAGAATCCTGCCAAGTTTTAAGGGTTAGTGCTCCTTGATTCATTAATTTAATAAAGCTGTTACCAATCGCTGCTGGCAAGGCAAATAAACCGCCAAATCTGTCCGTAAGAACCTGTAATAATTTAGAGAGATTATAAAGGGCCTTTACAGAAACCCCTCCTAACAAGATAGTTAAGATATTAGCTGTATTAACCTTTCCGGATTTGTCTTCAATGAAAGAAAATACACCATCAAATGTATCAATCATCGTTTTCTTAAATCCGGCTGCCTGATCGGTCCAACCTTTTAAATATCCTGTTATCTTAGACCTAAGAGAATATAATTTCGAAGTAAAAGAATCTATCGAATCTCCTGCTCCACCAAAACTCTCTTTAGCAACTGCTCCTATTCCAATGATAGTACTAAGTAAAGCTTTGAAATCTATATGTCCAACTTCTTTACAATGATCAATGAATTCATCGATCAGTTTTCCAGCATTTTCACCAAACTCTTTTAAATCTGGCCACAGTGTTTTAACTATTAATTCATCTAACAGTTTTATTACTTCCTGCGTACCTTTCCAGTTCCATATCGATTTTGCGAAATATTCGACGTTTTTAATGGCGAATACTATAGCTGATGATATTAGATTAACGCCTTTTGCAACCACATTGGACACATTCGCAAATTTGTCGAATTGAACGATTCCATCGCCAAGAGCTGCGGTAAGATCGAGCACGCTGTTTACAGACACTCCTAATAATTTAGAAACAATCTGTAAAGCGATTTTAAGTCCTACACCAAGAACATTTTTAACAATTTTTACAATTGTAAACAGGCCCTTTAAAGTTCGATATAATTTATCAACTTTATCTCTAGACATTATCAGTTTCTTGGTAAAGACTTCGAATGCATCAGTTATGTTTTTTATTTCTTTTGCATTCTTTTCTGGGAATATAGCCCTATAAGCAACTCTAAATGTATCCAATACTCCTACTGCGGCTGCCATTACGTTAACAAACGAACGCATTAAAGAATTTCGCCCACCCATTTTTTTCCAAGCGTCAAGGGTGGCATTCTTAGCTGCAAATGTTTTTACGATGTAGTTACCGATTATATTGTCTAAGAAGCCCCAAAGTTTTTTAGATTCTTCGAAGTTACCAAATATCGTTTCCCAAGTATGTTCCCATCCCGAGCCAATAGCTTCTTTCCAAGCAGCAAACATCTGTCCGGCATCTTTAAATTCAGAAGCAGCAGCATATGCTTTTTGACCAAGTTCTGTGGTTTCATCAGTATACTTGCTAAGTGTCTGAACAAGAACATCAGTAGTCATCCACTGATACTGAAGGTTATCATTCCAGTTTTTTGTAGCATTGAATGCGTCAGATGTAGCCCCTTTAGCATTTGTAGTTGTGGTGTAGTAGTCTTCACCCTTTTTAACGACTGTTCCTAGAGCAACGGCAGTATCAAGCAAGTTCTGTTTGAAATCCATTGTTGCCATATTAGCAACTTCAATTGATTTCCAGTCGATAAGCTTTACGTATCCGGCTGATAATGCCTGAGCAAAGTTATACATTGCGTGAGACGCCTGTTCTGCATTTGCACCAGAAATTGCCGCTTCGTTTGATACACCTTTGATTGCCGCAACTGCGTCTTTTAACCCAACACCAGCATTCGTAAACTTTCCAATATTTGCGGTCATGTCTGAGAACGAATAAATAGTTCTATCCGAATACGTATTAAGTTCGTCAAGATACTTATTTACCGTAGACAAACTTTCTCCAGTGGACATAATAATTGTCTGAATAGAGTTCATCTTTAATTTATATTCGTTCCAGCCATCGGACATACCATCAAAAGCTAAAGCCGATACTATTTTTTTGCCTGCGTCAACAGCTGCATTCGTAAGTCGATTCAACACGCTCATAGCTACAGTATCCATAGCTGAGAATTTGACTTGAACTGCTTCTACCGCTCTGCCCATTCCGTCCATGTTGAACTTTTTGGTCTCATTTTGAAATTTAGCAAGACTCTTTCCAGACTCACTAAAATCGATGCTTTTCTTAAGAGCTTCTATAGATTTTTGACTTTGACGGATTTTTTTCTCGAATTGTCCATTCTCGAATTGCATTCTGACAACGTCATCTTCAACAACTTTACCCATTATCCAGTGACCTCCTTCCAAGCATCTTTAGCTAGTCTATCAAATACCGGTTTTAAAGCCGGGTTAATATAGTCAACCCCCTGAACATACCCACCATTTCTAGTTCCATGTCCATATTGTAGAATAATAGCTATATTCACATGGTTCACTACATTAGAATTTTTAAACACTAAACTTATAGATCCGTTATCGCGCACTATTTCATAATACCACGATGCAGCTGTTACTCCGGTATCAACAGGAGTTGCAGCCTTGAGGGCGGCTACGCCTTCGCGTCCGTACTTATTTAATATACCGACGTTAACTCCTTCCAAAAGCTTTTCGAAATAATTATCGAGCTTTTTAAAATTGCCCTCAAGTTTGCATCTGATCATATCGTTTCTCCTTTATTCCGCTAATGTAGAACGTTCTACAAATCCTGTATACTTTTTTCCCTTAATAGTTACCACGCACAGTAACCACACAGATTTTTTATACTTGCTGAAGTATCCATAGCATTCAACCTTTCTCCCAGATGGAATTTCAACCATGAGCTTTTTGTTCCATCCAGCGTCGATACGCATAGGAGTTTTCTTAGAAGTTTTATATAACCCCTTATAAAAATAGCTCGTATGTGCTGCATAACAAGTAGTAGTCGTTAGTCCACATGGCGTATTAATTACTGCATCTACTTCTTTCATAACGGCATCGACATCATAATGCTTTTCTTTAAGATTCGATTTGTAATCTTCGCCCCATTGACCAGCAATCACTTCTCTTGCTACTGCTTTAACTTCTTTACCGGAATGGCGATGAGTGCTAGTTCTAATCTTTGGCTGATCTGCATCGTATTTTGGTGTAATAAATCCTCTTATGAATTTACCATTGATGCTGACCGTTCTCTTCTTAACAGAATCCTTATAGTTGCCTTCTGTTACGACAAAGTACCCTTCACTCTTGTTAACATAGGTAACCATTCCTACATGTTTTGGAGTTCCTTTGTTGTCTCCGACCCCATTGTCCTGCCAATCATAAAGACAAGCATCTCCAATTTTAGGAATGTAGTTATCATTCTCTTTCCAGCAACCCATTTTCTGTGCCCTTTTAATAAGGTAGAAACAACTGCACTCAACAGGCATAATATCAGTGTATCCAAGGGCAATTGCTACTGCGGACCAAGTCGTAGCGCACCATGCCATTCCAGGTTTCATAGTGACGCCTCTTGGTTTTGTTTTCTGTTTGTTGTAAATATCAAGAATGGATTTATAAGATCCATCTTTTTCATTTTTGCCAACCCAAGAATTAATAAGGTTAACAGCCGCTTTTCGTGTTCTGGCCATAATGTCACCCCTTTGTGTGTAATTCTTTTTTTCTTCGTTCATTTTCTTTCTTTTGCCATCTTCGGATTTCTTCATTGGACATTTTCTTAGGTGGATTAGTTTTTACAGTGTATAATTCTATTAGCATAAATACACGCTTTATATTCCATTTCTCGCAAGGGTCGAATGGTATTCTAGCTATTGCTAGGTAAGCATATATTAATTCGCTAGTTAACGTCTCCGGTTTTCCTTTGTCGTCATCTCCAATTGTAAAAACCCTAGATGCCGTAGCTGGGTCATTGATATAGTCTGTTACTTTTTTAAGTAAATGATCATCAAGCCGTTTAAAGAATTCGACCTTATCGAAAGACCCAACTATCATGCAATACATATAATCAAAAAACTCTTCATCCGTTAGAGTTCCTTCATCCATGAGTTTCAGCAATGGCTTATGCCATATTTGCTCCCATTTTGAAATTGCTATTAAGGAGTGCTCGAGCTTAATCTTAGTAGGTTTTACAACCTTTCCAAAAGTTTGAGTTTCTTGATCAAATGGCTCATATCCGGGAAGAATTAATTCGAGCATAATTATCTCCTTAGTTTTCTTCTTTCACAGTATCATCAGTTGCAGCCACAGATTCTTTCACAGTATCATCAGTTGCAGCCACAGATCCTGCTACTTCTGCCATTGCTGCTGAGATTGCTTTTCTCTGAGCGTCACTTAATGTAGAGTCATCGTAAACTCCAGATTCAGCTGCTTTTTTGATCTTGTCATTCATATCGTCAGGCATGATGCCGAGCAGGAACTCAGAAGCTTTTGCTTCGTCCATGCAAATTTCCATAAAGAATTTGTCATATGCTGCAGTAGATTTGAACTCTGCCAATGCTTCAGGAGTCTTTGTAAATGTACGGCCATCAAGAGATTTGATTCCGTAAGCTGCATCAATAATCTTCTCGAATAATGCCATGATATCCGGCTGAGACTGTTTCTGCACCATAAGGCTCATGTATGATGTTAAGCCCCCGTTAAGGCTTGTTTCCAATTTTAAAATTTCACTCTGAGTAAGATTGAAGTGGAAATCTTCAGATCTCTCATTTCCGTCAAAGTCCTTGTAATTGATAGTTTTGATAAACATAATTTAGTCTCCTTTCATTCTTAAAAATCCCAGTCTGCATATTTCAGCAGACTAGGAAAAACTTTATTCTGTTTTAAGTGTTACGCCTGTAAGTAAGTATTCTTTTGTTTCTGTCGCGCCTTTGTTAGTTGCTTTAATCAAGATAGACTGCTTATTAGTGTCCTTGATCTTAAGAACTGCCTGATGATCAGACTGGAGAAGTTTAGATGGGCCAGATGTTCCATTTTTAACTTCAACCGTTAATGATTCAGGGAAACCACTCTTTGGAGCAATGTCAAGAGCGATGTAATTACCACTCTGTTCGTCGACTTTACTGCTGAATCCAGTATAGCCCGTCACATAGTTAAGAGTACCAGAAATTACTCCAGTACTCTCATTCACCTTGATATTTGACTGAAGGTCAGCTGCCTTCTTGCCAAACAGGTCGTCTTCTCCTGTAATAGGAGTTGCAGAGACGTCCAGTGACGGGTCAGTTATTTTAAAAGTTTAATGATCTCATCTGGAAGAAGCAATTTAGCTTCTGTATCTTCTGTTCCATACAAAGCATCCTCGATCTTCTTCATCTTGGTAGCTTCGACCTTTGTAGAATCGATCTCGAGGTGCGCTGTTGGCTTAAAGCCATCAACTGTAACTGGTGTTGTTGAAAGCTCCCAGCTGAATGAAATTGCCTCTGGGGAATCATTTACTGTCTGGAAGCCTTTCTCGGATGGAGAAGCCTTAGCTCCGTAAATAATGTGAATCTTGTAACCATAATCGTTACTCTTTACATCATTGCCGAGCAATGTGCGGTAAGAGAAACCAAATGTGTCTCTGTTCTGCTGACCAATAGTAACTCCCTTGGTAATCTCAGCTGTTCCATTACATCTGTCGAATGCTTCCGGATAAGTATAAGCTTCGATTGTAGCTCCAAACTCCTCTGCTGACATAAGGCTTAGATACTTCATGTTATCAGCATATACAGCAGATGCTTCTGCTCCGGATGGAGATTCTGTAACTGCAGTGAGACCGTTCCATGCAGAACCAGCGCCATATTCACCATCAATAACTGGATAAATAACGCCATGATCCACACCGGTCTCGTACTTACGTTCTCCGGTTTTGTCCCATGTTAATTTAGGCATGTTTTTCCTCCTTTAAAATATAATTACAAAGACCGAATGATACAGTCCATCTGATAAGTAAGATCTGTTAAATCTTGCCGTGGGTATTTCCACTATCTTATCGACTAATGTGTTATCCGGGTCTTTAGTTACCACTTCTACTGAGTATTCTTTATCAATACTATAGTTCTTGTTATCTGCTGATCGAATATTATAATCATCAACAGAATATATTATCGCTGGGTATTTTATGTTTTTTATAACTTTTTTCCCAGCACCGGATACATTGGAAGGTGGCTGGAAATATACATTGGCACACTTACCAACAATATCTTTTAAATATCTATCGAAGTCAAGTCTCGTCCTCATTCCACAGCTCCCCCAATGTTATTATAAGTCTAGGGGCCTGTGAAGCATCAACTTCTGTTGCCTTCCACTTAGCCCCCATAAACTCAATCCATCTCATGTCAACGAAATGATCACGTATATAGGCATCGCCGATAACACTTATCTGATTAGAGATTGAAATGTTGTATGAAATCTTCTCTTGCGAATCCTGAAGACGTCTCGTATTACGAAGAATATCTCCTCGATAGATACGTTCCGTTATTTGCTCAGTCCAAACTGATTGAGCTGTTTCCACCTGTTCAGCAAAGCCGATCTTGCCGTACCATCTATTCACGATCATTTCCTCCCATTTTGATTAGTTACCGCTGACTCCAGTTCCTGATCCAGCAGATGCCTTGCTAAGGTCTGCTGTAGGAATTTTTGTCTCGATTGCAATGGCAGATAATGGTTTGATCAGAGCACCAGAGATACGTGTCTCGATAAGATACTTCTGAGCGTTGTAGTCGATATCGAAATCATCGAACATGTTGATAGCTCCGCCCTTGTCAGCACCAATGTTGTAATCCTGCAGGTTTACGATAATACCCTGAAGAGCTAATGTGTCAGTCTTGTCTACACGGCTAAGACCTTCCATAACTGGAACGGAAACAATCTTAGATACACGGCACGCTGTAGCCAGCTTCTCGATGTTGTCGTAGATGATACGTCCATTCTTATCCTTCAGCAGTAAGCACTCAGTAATGATTGACTCTGGAGCGAACAGCTTTGGATTACCAGAACCCTTGTATTCGATACGTGCTCTTACACAAGCCTCAATAAATGCTGTAGCCTTCTCAGCTGCGGTTGACTCTTTTGTGATCGGAATAGCATACTTGATTGTGTAGAGATCAGCATCTTTCCAAATTGGACGGATATTGTCCTCTTTGATGTGATCGTCGCTGGATGTAAGACGTCCATCACCAACCAGAACTGCTCTTGCGATTTCCTCGTTCAGCATCATTCTCATTTCTGCTTTCAGCCAAACGATTACGTCGAAATCTGTAATATCAATTACATCATCACGATCAATCTTCTGTTTCTTGTAGATTGTCTGCGGGGTGGTTGTTCTCTTAAGTAATGAGAACACTTCTTCCTTCTTCAGTTTGCCTTTAATGTAACCTCTTGCACGAGCTTCATCCTCACGCAGGTCTGCAAATGTAGACTTGATTCTTGAGAATGGCGTGTGATGTACACCGTTCATTACCTCGGTTACCCATCCCTGATCTCTTGCAATGAACTCAGGCGGTGTGTTTAAGTTTTTGGCATCCGGGAACAGGTACTCAATATTTGTAATACCATGAGCAAGGAATGATTCTTTCATAGAACCATATCTCTTACCGTCCTCGATAATCTCCTGCATTTCGCTGTGGGACAGAACGTCTCCGTTGTCTGCATTGTTACCTTCGAATAAGTTATGTGCAATTGCACCCATGTCGTCATCCTCCTCTTCATATTCTTCGGAATCGTCATCATCTTTGTTAGGATCTTCGTCGTCATCCTCCTCTTCATATTCTTCGGAATCGTCGTGATCATCCTCTTCATCCTCTTCATCCTCGTCCTCGTATTCATCTTCGTCTTCGAGAGCGTTAGGATCTTCTGCTAATGCACTTCCTACAGCCATGTAGAAAGCATCCTTCTGTTCTGGCGTCATTGTATCAACGACATCCTGAATGCTCTTATTAGCCACTTCGTCTTCTCCTTTCTCATCTGAGTGCATAATCTCAAGATACTCTCCCGAATAAATATATGCCTCATAATCATCATTGTCAATTGTGTCGCCATGTGCTAAGGCAACATCTTCAATGTATGCTCCTGGATTTGCTCCTGCAAGAACAAGGCTAAGTTCTTTAATTTCACCATGCTGAACATATGGCCCACGCTGCTGAAGATGATTAGCCCAAATGCTAAGCGAATCCATATCTCCGTGCTGAACAGCATCTTTCGCGATTTGACCATTATCTGAACCGTTGAAATATCCGTACGCATAAATACCATCTTTTCGGCATTCCATATAAGCATGCCCAAGCACGCCATTAATGTTACCGTGATCATGGTTATACACTAATGGAACTTTAGCGCCATCGATATCATCAAAAGCACCATGCTGAATAATTCTTCCATCAGCGCAAAGAATACCAAACTTTGTAGCCCAGCCCTTAAAGTCGCAATCGGCATACTTTGAGCGTTTAGCTCCCATTTTGAATTCCTCCTTTATTGTTCTTCTGTTTCCTCGTCAGCAGAATTTGTATTATACATCTGATCCAATTCAGTGTTCGACGCCGAAATATTATTGTTCGTCAGCGTATCTGCCTTAGGATCATCTACTGGCCTTAGGCCAATTACTTGACGGAACTCATTGGACGTCATGATACAGTTTCTCGTGAACTTATCAGCAAGCTCTGCAAGATTTGTAGTAGACACCAGTTTGAATGGGTCCCTGAAATATTTAATGGCATGACCTTTAGTACGGGCTGTCTTAGTTAAGAACTTTCGATTCATCTCATCCACAACCGCTGCAAGTATTGGCTCAACTATACGATTGTAGTAATTGTTCATCGTGTTCTCATCCGCTGTGCCATTTAGAATCTCCACAGTCATTCCCAATTGTGAGAACAACAGATTTGTGAAGTACTCTACCTGTTTGAGTAAGTTATTTTCAATCGATCTATTGAGCTGTGTTACATGCTCAGTAGAATCGATGTAAGCAATGCCGTATTCAGAGTTTGCCAACTGATCGGTCAGCTCCTTACGGCGTTCTTTAGCCTGAGCTCTCTTTGCTTCAGACTTAATCGTGTATGGCAACTGAATAATCAAATCAAGCTTATCAGATCCACTTCGATCATCTATGAAATCGAGAATTGCAAGCTTTCTTTTCAGTCGATGCGCCGTTGAATTCTGTGCATTCATAATTGCATAGAATGGATTTTCAACGATCGCGACCATTTTCTTTGGAAGGTCCATTTCCTCGAATTCGCCAGTGTGATCATTGTAGATTCGCACTCTAACATGGCGCGGATACCAATTGATTATCTTTGCTGTACGCATCGTCTGAATATCGTAAACGTTGCCATGCACAGGGTCCATAGTCGTATCAACCGGAACTATAGCAACGCATCCTTCGTCAAGAAGTTTCAGGAAAATATCCTGTTTAAACGCTCGCGATGTCTGATCAATATTGGCTTCCATTGTTAAACAGTAGTTAAGCCCATCCTCAACGTCGTCAGTAAAGCGTTTGTCTGCGTCTAGCATGACGTGTTCTACGTCAATTGCTGCGGCATCTACGGATATCTTATTGTAGATCGTTGTAACGATTGACCGCTCATTTCCCATCGTAAGTCTAGGACGAGATGGATTGTCATAACTCACTGCGCCAAGACCAGTTCCATTTTGATACGCTGTTGGATCTTTATTCATAAATGCATTCCAACCATGCTTTAATCTGTTCATAAAACCCATAAGTAATCTCCTTATTTAGTAAGGTAATCCAGATAAGCTTTGCCTGCACGCTTAGCTTTATTGAAAGATCTGCTTACTTTCTTAGCTTTCTTCTTAGCTGATTTGTAAGCTTTGCTGGCATCTCTAGAAACTCTATTGTATTCTTTCTTAGCTGACTTATATGCCTTGTTAACATTCTTCTTTGCCGATGTTACATAAGGTTTAGCATCATTGGCAAGCTTCTGACCAGCTCGTTCAATTTTGTACTCTGCCTTTGATCTGACAGAATTTGCCTTATTGCGTGCTTCTGCAGAAGTCATTGCACGGTCTCTAGCAGTTGACGTAGCTTTTCTTACTTTCTTATATGCACCAGTCTTCTTAACATCACGAGCAAGTTTCTGTCCAGCTCTGGTAACTTTGTACTCACCCTTTGAAATTACAGACTTTGCTTTTGCCCTTGCAGCGTTTGCTGTTGGGGATTTTGAAGCTTTATCCAGAAGATATCTTGCTGCTACTGTCTTTGCAACTGTATCTCTGGTCGCTACCTTTTTAGCAAAGTTTGCTGCTTTCTTAACTTTTGTTGAAGGGGCATTCTGTTTCTTAACATTGGCTGCAATTTGTTTCATCTGTCGGTCCTGCTTCTTCTTTACCATATCAGCATTCTTCTTAGCTACAGTATGAGCATTCATTGCTCTGACACGTTTTTGGAAATCTTTTTCTTTTTGGACCTTCTGTGCTGCAATTGCATCTGTTGGACCTTTATAAGGTATATTCTTTTTTGCTTGATTAGCGGCATTGTTCTTATAACGAAGCTTTTGCATTGCTTGCCGCCTCTGTATTAATACAGCATTTTTTTGTGCGGCTTCATCTTCAGGATAAATATATCTACCGTTCTCGATACGAATATATTTATGATTTTTCCAGCTATGTTTGAGAACGGTGTTTCCGTCCTCATCGGTGGCCTTGTAATATACAGAATTACTCATATTACCATCCTTTCTGTTTCTTTTTAAGTTTTTGAACGTATTTTGCACCACGGATAGAAGCTAACTCAGCATCTACCGATTTCTTCTTTTCTGCAGTTCTGCTTGTACGCCGTTTGATTGTTTCAGCCTTCCTGGTGTACTTAGCAGCTTTCTTTCCATAACGGTTCGCTTTCTTCCGAGCTCGTTCGGCTTTTTGAAGATTTCCGGTATACCCAATATCTGTAATAGCGTGGTCACGCTTAACACGTTTTGCCTCTTCCTTTTCTTTGAACTTGACTCTTTTAGCCATAGCTTCTGAAGCTTTTCGTTCGTAATCAGATATACGTGACTTTGTCTTCTGAGAAGTTTGTTTTTTCATCTTGGATGCAAGTCGATCCGATTTTGACTCTAGATGTGATGCTCTTCTTCCAGAATGCTGATACGGATCTTTTCCCGATCCATACTTGTAACGGCCAGACCGCCTTGGCAGTCCATAATGTTCCAGATGGTCACCGCCTAAGTCCGAATGAACTAACGAAAACGTGCCATCGTCATTCTTTATTTTTACATACATAACCATTACTCCTATTCGAATGCGTCTTTATTAACTTTGTAAGCAACAAGTGCATCCATCAATGCTGAGACGTTATCGATTTTGTCTTCGTAACGTTTCTTGTACAGTTTCCTGTTTCCGTTTGTATCTTCCAATGTTATGCAATGGCCCATACAGAAACTCATTAAAGATTCATCGAATATCAGCATCCTCTTTTCCGATAATTTCTTAATTTCTCCAAGAGGAACTGTTTCAGTTCTAACGCCCTGCGGAACTTTCTCAATTCCAAATGACCCATTCTCCTGAGCCCATCTTTCAATAAACTCTTTTGCATTATATGGGTCATAGCCCAAAGCGCAAACATCATACTGAGCGTCTATTATGAACTTGTCGAGATCCTCATATACATCTTGCACATCGATGATGCTTCCCTCCATAACAATAAGAGTGCCTTCGTCGATAAACTCTTGATACTTTTGTCTCATTGCTAAGTTCAACTTACTCAAAGTAAGTGTGGTTATATAACTTCTAACTTTTACTCCAAACATTCCGTTTCTCAGTGGGAACAAGAATGTGAAAGCACAGAAGTCATCACCTTGAGAAAGGTCCGCTCCCATTGCGCATGACATTTTCCAAAAGCTTCTAGGTCTGTGCGGAAGTGTTTCTTCGTAAGAGAAATAATATGTATATCCCTCCATAGGAATTCCGAAACGTTTTGCCAGAATATCATTTCTTGTAGCTGGTGCTTTCTCAGCTCGTTCAACATCTTGCTGAATCGTCTCATAGCTGACTGTGATCGGTAGGTTCGGATTAGCCTTAGGCCACATGTCTGGGTCTCCGACTTCATCCACGCTATCAAGCCTGTAATACCAAATACTAGTATGCCAGTTCTGGTATTCGCCTTTGAGAATGTCCATTAATTCCATTTTAATGGCATCTCCACATCCATTACGGACGGTACCTTCCGAACTTACTGCTAAGATTACATATCCATCTATTTTGGCTGCACCCTGCTCGATCGCACCAATTGGATCTTCTCTCAATTCACCAGAGAGCCATTCGTCAACCGTTGCTACTTTTACTCGTAATCCCTGAAGTTTGTTAATGCTCAGGGGTCTTATCTCGAGTAGTGAATCCGTAAGAAAGTTCTGTATACCTTTTTTTGTTGATGCAAGCTTTACACGGTTCGCTTTTGAACCTGTGGTGTTCTGTATAGAACCTTCGGTTAAAAACTGGAACACCGGCCCTCTCGCTCTGGCTATGGCAGTGCTAATCGCACTTGTAACCTCTTCAGCCTGTTTCATTGTTGGGGCTGTTGTAATCTGATGTGTCGTTGTTGTATCGACTGTCAGAAAATAAGCTTGCACTAAACTCTCGTATAACGATTTTGCATTACTTCGAGAAATGATAAGATACTGTTTGTTGACAAGACGCTTTTTGACGGATTTCCTTACGAAATGTCCGCCTCGTCCAGAAGCATTTGGTTCATACACCGTTTTCTCAACGTAATAGAACCAACCAAATAATTGCTCTCCCCAAAGTTTAAATGTATCCAACAGTTCCAAGTCGGACCCATCGGTCAAGACCATTTCAGATTCACAGAAAGCAATCCATCCTTCTACAGCATTGTCGTCATAGTATACACCGGGGTTAGCTATAAGCCAATCAATACGGTTCATCTCCATGGAAATCTCCCTATTAACAGGAATCTCTCCATCCAGGACTTTATCTCGGAACTCCCCGTAGTACCTAGGCGTTGCCGTATTGCTTAGCATTTTGCATCACCTACTTCTTTTTCTTTTTCGTATTCTTTGTTTCAGCTTTAACTGCTTCATTAATCATCTTCTGAGCGGCAGCATTGAGTTTACCCTTGATATAAACTTTTCCTTGTTCTTTCACAACTTCTGTAACTGCAGGAACAATAATATCTTTCATAGCTTTATCAACTAACATCTTTGGTAATGGCTGCTTCTGCGGATGGTTTTTAAGGTATGTGGCTTCCATCTGATCTCGAGTATTTATTCGTTTAAGCTCTTCATCAGATAAAGTTTTTACATATGCCTTTTCGTTTCTGTATTTAGATTTTTTTTGTTTCTTTTTATCAAGTTGGACTGCTTTGGTTCTTTCTCTTCTTTTGTTATTTTGTTTTTCAACTCCACTCTTTTTAGAAAAACTTTTTATAAACTTCTCACCAGCTTTAGCCGATGATCTAAGACTTTGATATGGTTCCTTCCCAGATCCCCATTTGTATCTTCCGGATCGTCTTGGTAATCCGTAATGTGCTAGATAATAGTCAGAGAATTCCTGATTGTTGACTAAGAAGTCTTTTACATCATCTGCTGAATAATTAGTCATCGTCATTCTCTCCTTTCTTATCATCTTCGGAAACAGGATAGTACATTATGTACAATCTCCATTCCATTTCCTTAAGTTGCTCTTTCAAACTGTCCATTAACGAACCACTTGTTGGCGGATCGAATAACAGACGAGTTTTGATGTACACATAATCTTTTATCAAACTTGACTTCTGAGTGTCCTCTTCGAATTCACTCCAGACATTATCCGGACCAGTTATTCGGTATCCTTCTTTCGGACCAACTCCTAATTGAGTGAGAGCTGCAAATGCAGAATTGATATGAATGGTTAAATCCAAGTCAAACTGCTCAAAGTCGTCAGGACATCCAATAAGCTGCTTGATAGTCTTAAGAATGCTCTCTTCCATTGAATTCCTCCTCAATGTTTCCAAGGGCATGTATCATTTGGTCTCCTTATTACAGGGCCGCTACGAACATTTGTATCATGTCCATAGTGTATGGCATTATGTGTTTGATGGGTTGTTGTCACAACGTTATTCATGTCGAATACCATTGGGTCTCGGTTAAGTATCATCTCTTTGGTAACTGGATTTATGTGATGTATCAACGGTCGTGTTTGTATCTCGTATCCTTCAACACCTAAATCGCAACCGCCATCTCTGACAATTACTTTATGACGAAACTCTCTCCATTCGCCTGATGAATATAATGCCTGATTAACCCATCGGTCATAGCCGAATGTCTCGTATCCAACAGAACCAAACAGCATTAAATATTGCAGTCGTTCTTCAAACGAAGAATACTGGATCATTTCCAAATATGATCGTGACATTGGACTTGATCTACTCATCTTCGATACCCTGGTATCTACGCATTGCTTCAATTGCTGCGGCGTATCTCTCTTCACTCTTAGCAGAAGCTTCCAACGAATCGATTTTGGCTTTAGTCTGCTTGGTTTCTTCTCTGAGCTTGTCCTGTTCCAGCTGTTCTCTTGAAGAACCGAGTTTTAAGAAATGTGTAATGACCTGCGATGAGGCTGTGCCTTCACGTAACTGCTTTTCAGCAGCATCGAGTGAGAGATTAATCAAGTACTGTTCCCTGTCTTCAGGAGTCATAGGAACCCTTGAACGCTTCTTTGCGGAAGTAGCTGTCGCTGCTCTTCTTCCCATATACTTTTGTCTCCTTTCTAATATCTTTTGCCAAGGTTTCGAATACTTTACACCCTCTCTATAAGAGATCTAGGTATGTTTTAATGACCCTGAAAGGAGTCTTTAACTGAAAGAGGGTCCTTCTATGTGCGACAAAAGAAGACCAAGATCTCTTATAGAGAGGGCGTAAAGCCGCTAACCTAAAATCCATTTTGACAGGATTTTAACCCCCGGAGAATTTTCAAGGGTTCCGAGAAATGGAACACGCACGATGACGGACTTGACGCAGGTTTCGTCAATCC